TCCATACGTTCAGGTAGAGCTGCTTGAAGGATGTCTGCCGGGCCGGGGCTGCTTTTGCACGTTCGCATTCTTCTCGGAGGTACTCCTCTGAGACGGTCTCTCCCAGGCTTGGGTGTGCTTTGCGCCATGTCTCCGGGCTGGTCCAGTCGTCTTCTCTCTCGGCCCCATACAGGACACCGAGAAAGTACGGGTCGTCTGTGATGCCTGCGGCGATGCTCTCGGTGAGGGAGTGAAGTTCCCAGGAGATGCTGTTAGCGTCGAACACTCCGGCTGTAGTGATGCTGATCAACAACGGCTGCGTTCTGGCTCCCTGGCTTGTGGCGATGACGTCGTACACGTCTCGGCTTTTATGCACGTGAAGTTCGTCTAGGATTCCGGTGCTGACGCTGAGGCCGTGTTGCGATCCTGCATCTGCGCTGATAGCTCTGAATGTGGAGCCAGTCTTCGACACCTCGATGTAGCTGCGCTTTGCTACGCACATTTTCCGGAGGTACGGCGATGCTTGCACCATCCTTCTGGCTAGGTCGAACGTGAGCCGTGCCTGTGGGCGGTCTCTTGCTCCCGCGATGACCTGCGCGCCCTCTTCTCCGTCTGCGATCAGTCCATACAGCGCGATGCCGGCGCACAGGGTCGTCTTCCCGGCTTTGCGGGGCACCTCGATGTAGGCCTGCCGGTAGTGTCTTGTCCCGTTTGGTCGTTTGTATCCATACAGCGGTGCGATGATCTGATCGATCTGCCACTGCTGAAGGTTGAACGGCTTACCGGCCCATTTTCCGTCGACGTGAACGAGCGCGCGTTCGAAGAAGTGGATCGCGCGGCGGGCTGCGTCTTCGTCGAACCACGTGCCTTCTGGGAGGTTGACGCCTGCTGTGGTTACGAGGGGCTCAGCCGAGGATGCTGTCGAGGTCATCTGTGCCATCTCCGTCGACCTTGATGCGTGTGCGTGCTGAGGGGGTTAGGCCGAACTCCTGTGCTAGTGCTTTGATGGTTGCCTCTGCGTCTCTCGCTACCTGGATCGCTGGATTCTTCACGATGCCGTCGCGGCGGCCCTTCACCAACAGGCCGGTCTGGTGTATCAGTTGGCATGCTTCAGCGTGCCGAACCACTGCTTCACAGTATGCTGCCAACGTGTCGCCGTCGCATTCATAGAGGACGCCCATCTTCTCGAGCTGCTTCACTGTCCTCTTCCACACTTTCTTCGCGTCGTCGCTCATCCAGCGCGGCATCGGCGGTGCCTTCTGCGTTGGCTTCGGTTCAGCATCGTTTACTCTAGCCTTGCGGTCTCCACGGAGAAGCTTGAGGTGTGTCGGTGTCGGCTTTGGTCCGGGCCTAGCCATTTTCGACCTCTTCGGTCTCCTCGAGCATGTTGCACTCGACCCCGTTTCGGCGTGGGGTCTCTCCGCTCCATTCCTGGTAGCGGCGTGCGATGACGTCGCAGTACTTAGGGTCGAGCTCTGTCAGCCGTGCCACGCGACCCGATGCTGCTGCTGCCATGAGTGTCGATCCGCTGCCACCGAAGCAGTCCAGAACGATCGCGCCGGGGCGGCTGCTGTTGATGATGGCCCGCTTCACGAGCTCGACTGGTTTCGTTGTCGGGTGCATCTCGGAACGCTTGGGCCGCTCGTGAAGCCACACGTCACTCTGTGTTCTGTCTATCAACTTAGCCAGCCTGGCTGAGTCTTCGTTCCATCCGTACCAGATCGGGTCCATCGGTCCGTTGTGTCCGTTCCAGATAGGTTCGTACTGTGTGTGGTAGTCTTTGCGGCTGAGGACGAGCTGGTCTTTCACCCAGATGATCGTGCTGCTCCAGTGAAAGCCTGCGGCCCGCATTCCTTCATCGAGGGACGGCCACTCTTGTGCGCTCATGACGATGTACGCAGGCGCGCCGGCTTTCGTGTTCTCTTTGAACGCCTTGCAGAAGCCAGCGACGAACGCTGCCCACTTCTCGTCATCCATGTCATCGTTGAGGATGGCGCGCTTTTTGTATGTTGGATGGTTGCTTGTGCCGTATGCTACGTTCCACGGTGGATCGGTGAACAGGAGTTCGGCTTTCTGCTTGCCCATCAGTGTCTTCATCACTTCGGTGTCTGTGCAGTCTCCGCAGACCAGCCGGTGCTGTCCCATCTCCCAGACGTCTCCGAGCTGTGTGATGACTGTTGTCGGGATGTCAGGCACGTTGTCGTCGGCGTCTTTCTTTCCGTGCGTTCCCATGTCGCCACCAACGAGGAGGCTGAGATCTTCGTGCGTCCATGCTGTGGCTGCCAACAGCTCCGGGTCGTCCTGGATGTCTGCGATCATCTCCTGAAGGGCTTCGATGTCGTAGGAGCCGAGCTCTCCTACGCGGTTGTCTGCGAGTGCGAACGCTTTCGCTGTCTTGTCGTCGTACTCGACAACGACGGCGGCGATCTCTTCCCAGCCTAGCTTTCGTGCTGCGGCGAGTTGATGATTTCCCGCGAGGACGACCTTGCGCTGTGTCCCGTCCTCGTCGGTCTCGACCCTGACGACGATCGGCTTCTGCTGCCCAAACCTAGCGTAGCTTTTTGCGACCGCGTCGACGTTGCCCCGGCGCGGGTTGCCGGCGAGGCTGTGTAGTTCGTCGATGGGTGTGGCCAGTGGGCGGAGCTGTGGGGCGATGTTCGAAGGGGTCATGCCTGTATGGTGCCGCATTTCCGGCCTGCGACCATTCTCGGCCAACTTGGCACCGCGTCTGCCGGGTCTCGGCGCGCTCATTTCGATGCAGACACTGAAGTTCCCGACCCCCTTACCCCCTTCGAGGGTTTCGATTCGGGTCTGTTTTGATACTGTTTAGGTGTTTTCGCGCTGGGTTTTGCGGCTGTGGCATGAGTGGCACAGTGGCTGGAGGTTCTGGCGTTCGTTCGTGCCGCCCCGACGGAGTGGCAGGATGTGATCCACCTGTGTGGCGCGTTCTCCGCAGCTTCTGCAGTCTGGTTCCTCGGCTAGGACCTGCTTTCGTATGGCTTGCCATGCTGTGCCGTACTGTGCCCATGTTTCCCGGGTTCTGCGTTGCTTGCGGTGTTCTGTGGCATGGGTGCTGCATTTGCCACGATCTGTGGCGAAGGCTGGGCAGCCGTGTGTGGTGCAGCGGGCTTTGGGGGCTGTAGGCATTCTGTATGGGTGACGCGGCTTTCCCGTTCCGCCCTGTGGGGGTGCTTTCGCGTTCCCGTTCCCGGCCCCTTAGAAAGGAGGGCCGGGGAACGTGAAACGGCAGGGGCCTCGCGGTGTGCACCCCTGGGGGTGTCCGGGGGGCCGGACTTTGTACGGGGTGTCCGGACAGTCGGCGTGGCTTTGTATTGCGACCGGCCTGTGTCTCTGTGGCCTGCTGTACCTACTTGACGGCTGGGGGAGTCACGCCACTGTGTATCTACGGCCCCAGTTCCCACAGGGGGGCGGTTGAGCTTTCTGCTCCCGTCCGCAGCCCAGGTTTCCTTCCTTCGCCTGGGCTGCGCCATGTCCACGGGGCCCGTTACCCTTTTGCTGTGGAATCAAACGAACAACGGGCGGCGCGCCATGCCCGCTCTCGTCTCGAAGCTTTGCGGGGCGTGTCGGGATCTCGTGTGCCGCGCTGTGGCTGCTGCGGTGAGCGGCGTGTCTGGGCGCTTGTCTTCGATCACATCGAAGGGGGCGGGCGTGCCGAACGTGCTGCTGCTGGGGGACGGAACACCCTGCAGCTTGTGCTCTCTGAACGGCGTGCGTCCGGGGCGTGGCCCAGTCACCGTTTCCAGGTGTTGTGCGCGCTCTGTAACCACGGACGTCGTGTCAACGGGGGCGTCTGTCCCCATTCTACTGAAAGGGTTCCCTTCATGCATACTCGTGACCGTATTGTCGCCGGCGTTCTCGCTGCTTCTACTGCCTTCGTCCAGGCGCTTGTCGCCTTCGATGTGATCACTGGCGCACAGTCTGCTGCTGTGTCTGCTGTGTTCGTCGCTTTCGCTGCGGGCTACCGGATGGACCGGGGCGCAGCGAAGTCGGCCCTGAAGAAGTGATAGCCATGCTTGTGGCGATCGGTGTCTCGTGCTGGGATCGTTACCGAGCGCGGCACTGGGCTTTCGATTCCGAGTGCATTGATCCCTGGTGTGACTGTGATGTCTGAGTGCTGTGGTGATCGGGCCTTGTGTGGTCGCGCTGTGCTGCCGCCCACCGATGTTGTCGCTGCGCTTGATGAGTCGCGCTGTGCTGCTTGTGGTGAACAGTTGGCGTGGGTGCATGGGCACGGCGCTTGTGTGGTTCGTGGCTGCATGCTGCGCGGGATGAACCAGCTGCCCTGCTGCCAGCCCTGACGTCTGCTCAGCCGAACGGGCTGTCGAGTGGATCGTATCCGTA